TGCCTATTTCAAGGCATGTAAATTTTGATTTTGGGAATTCTTCTAAAAACCCTGATAAGTTATTGCTTCTTGATAAATAATTTGGTCTTTCTTTATTATTTATCGCATTATAAGCAATTTTGTAAATATTTGTAGAACCATTCACATCTCTATTCCAATAACCGCATCCGTTCTTACAACAAATCAGTCCATGGACAAGAATGTTTCCTGTTTTGTATGGTCTTGGATTTTCCATTACCATATTCTTCGCACAAATACCTATTTCACATTTGGAACATCTACAACTGGTCCTAAATTCGTCAACCAAATAAGTTTGAAAACCTGCTTTTCTAAATAAGGTTCTCATACCTTTTCCTTTGGTTGCTTCCTTATATTTCATTTGTTGTTTTTGTTCGTAATCACCAAAACAAACTACAACTTCTTTTTCATTACCAAAAATGCGTTTGAAATTATTTAACATTTTCTGTTCGCTTTTCTTTGTATTTCTATAACTTTGTAAGCGTAATTTCCTGAATATATATTTTTCGTAAAACTTGAATAAAATACTATTTATTTCACTCTTCTTTTGGATATATTCCTTAAATTTTGTTATGGTAAGTGATTTTCTGTTTAATTTTGATAATTCAGTTTCCCATTCTATAATTGTTTTGCCTTGTATTTTTTCTTTTTTCAATTCTAATTGTATTTTGGAATACTTCTTTTTCTTGGTTTCTTTTCTGCGTTGGTCTTGTGAATATCTAAACTTATTTGCTTTTTTATTATCATCATCTACGCAATAAATCAGGTCATTTTTTCCAGGGTCAATACCCACTATTTTCTTATTTTGTAGTTGTGAATAATCTTTCAATTCATCAATATATTCTTCATTATTTATTCCTTTTTTCATCATCGGTAGTTTCTTTCCAATTAGGTCTTTTCGTAATAATAACAAAGAGCAACTAATTCCATCGGTTTCTATCATATGGTGAAATTCATAATGTTTTTTATGGAAAGATTTGCGTTCAGTTCTAAAAAAGAATTCCCAAATTTTATTTTCATTTCGTTTCAAATTTCCTTCTGTTAAATAATCACTTTTGTTTCCTTGTTTTTTCGTCATAAGAAGATGCACTAATGTAGTTGTATCTAATCTTATATGTTTTGGTATAATTTCATTACGCATAGGAAATACATTACAAATTGTTTGTTCTTCTTTTTCTACTTGTTTCATCATTTTAATCATACAAGGAAAATAATCCATAGGACTACACATCAAATCATAATATAGATTTTTCTTGAATTGTTTAACAGGAATAATGTGTTGTTTTTGTTGATTAATCCATGTATGGTAAGAATTATGAGATTTGTATTGTGTTGTTTCAATATTCAATAAATCATTTTTAATTTTTCTTAACTGATTACATAATTTGTTTATTTTTGTATCTTTTTCTTTTTTCGTGATATTCATTTTCCTTATTTTGCTTACAATAAACTTCTTTTTCCAAACTACATTTACATATCGTTCTACATATTCAACAAAATGATTTTTAATGTTATTCTCATACATGGTAAGAATATCAATTGTTAAATAATCCAAAATTGTATTCATATGTGTATATTCAAGTGTGTCTTTTTTTATAAGTGGTTCAAAATCAGTTGTATAAAAGGCAGTTAAATTATCTTTTAGTTCCTTAATTTCTTTCTTTGCTGGTCTTCCTTGTGGTTTTTCATTACACATAATTTTCATACACGAATTTATAAATACCTTATCTATAACTGGTAAAGCGTTATTTGTTTCATAGTAATTCAATAAGTATAGTTTCATAAAAAGTAAAACATTAATTACTATTTTATTACAAAGAATAACAGCATTAGTTATTTTCGGTGTATTTATATCAGGATGTTTCAAGACACTTTTCAAGGAAATTTTAATTCCTTTGAAAAAGTCGTCAGGTGGTTTTTCTTTTATAGACATCCTTATAATATTCCTAAATATTTTATTTTTAAGTAATTTAACGAATAAATTATAAAATTGAAACAAAATAATATAAAATCCTTTTTATATTTTATATAAATGTCTAATATAACAAATGAGAATTTGCACAAGAATTGTTATTTTTGTAAAGAAAAAAAACCATTAACACAATTTGGAAAACATAAAAAAGAAAAAGATGGTTATTATTATCTTTGTAAAATATGTGCAAAAATACAAAAAGATAAAAATAAATTAAACACGCCTTTTCCAAATGAAAATTTTGAAAAAAAATGTCCTTCTTGTAAAATTATAAAAAATGCTAATGAATTCGGTCCTTGTAAAGAAAGAAAAGATGGTGTTCAATATAGATGTAAAAAATGTGCTTTAAATACTTCTAGACAATCACGAAATTCAGTTGAAGGTCGTATTCAATTTATTTATAATAATGCTATGAGAAATTTAAAAAGACCTACTAAAACTTTAGAAATGACTATTACCAAAGATGATTTGATTGAATTATATGATAAACAAAATGGTTATTGTGCTTTGTCTGGGATTAAAATGGAACATACAATAAATAACAATGAATCTTTTATTGAAAACAAATATAATATTTCAATAGATAGAATAAATTCAAATATAGGTTATGTAAAAGATAATATACAATTAGTTTGTTGGATTATAAATCAAATGAAAAGTGATACTGACCCTGATTTATTTATAGAACTAATTAAAAAAATATACAATAAATCAGTTATTAATAATTTATAATTTTATAAAACTATAAATGTGTGTTCTAATATATTTTCCGTTTTCTGTAAATTGAAAATCTTTACTTTCAATATTATATTTTGTCTTGGTTAATTGTTTAATGATTGATAACCAGGGTCTTTTTATTTTATTTGGTTCGCCAACTGCCTTTAATCCATTAAATGAAAACCATTTTCTTATTTCAGGTATTAATTCCATGATTTTATTTTGTATTTCTTCATTCTTATCTAATTCATAAAGTGTATATGTATTCTTATTGGTTAAATCTAATATATTTATAATTTTGTTTATGATTTCTTCCTGTTCTTTTTTATATAATTCACTTTTCAATCGCATAGGCATCTTAAATATACTTAAAATACATACAAAAATTTTAAGTATATTATTTATAAATTTTTAATTTTCTTTAAGTAATTTTAAAAGGTGTGGTTTTAAATCTTAAAAGGTTTAAAATGGCATGTAAAATATAAAAAATTAATACTCTGGTGTATGTCTTTTAAATAAACACCCCTGAGATGTCATATTTTTGACTTCACTTGTTACAATTGATGGATTTTGATTTACACAATTTGACATCCATATTTTAATAATACAAAAATTTTTTTTTGGTGAAATGGTAATTCCGGTTACATTGGCGACAAATGAAGATTGTTGACTAATTGTTTCACCAACAAGAACATAACTTAAATCTTTCCAAACTTCATAAACACATTTGTTTGAAATTTTATAAGAGAAGCAACCACCAGAACGATTTTTTGGATCTTCCCATATTGGTTTAATACCTTCCTTCATTAAAAATAACATACAATTCTTAACTAAAATATCTGGAAGTGTTTCTGTAAGTGCGATTGCTTCTTCTACTGTTCCTATCGTGTATATTTTTTTATAACTATCAATGCTCCAATCAGTGTCATGTGGCAAATGTGCCCACATAGTCCACTTATTTGCTAATGGATGATAATCTGATTTTATAGATGTATCTGTCGCCATTGTAGATTGCGGAGTTACCATTTGTATATAATTCTATTAGTATTTTTTTATATCATTTTTTAATGTTTTTTAATTGGTTAAACACTTAAATAATATACTTAACTACTACATTTCATTTTTCAATCAACTAATACAATATCGTCTGATGGAGTGAAAGCTATGTTTTCACTTATATTTTTTGATATAGATTTTTTTAATTCTTCTGGGATAGAAACAGGTACATAACTTTCAATTCTAGTATATTTAATGACTTCATAACTATCTTCATTGAAAATAATCTCATCATTTTCAGTAAGTAATTTTAAATCTACATTTTGATCAATAATATCTATAAAGTAGCCATCTTTATTTTCATTAATGTGAACATTATATTTGTCTTTTAACAAATAACTTATAATTAGTCTGTTAATTTTATTACCTACAACATAGTAGTTTTCTTCATCATTTAATAACTTAATTGGATAACATTTTTCTTTTCCATTTTTATTTATTTTTACTACAAATGAAATAAATGAAAAATTACATGTTTTATAATCATAGTTAATAGGATAATCATAATAAATAACTTTATTTACTTTATAACCATCACTATGATAGTCTGTAAATATTATAAAATCATAACTAATTACTAAATGATATCTTAAATTATATATACATGTTGAAATCATTCGTTCATTATACTTGAATATTTCAATTTCCCCTTTTTTATTTTTACTTATTAATAAATTTTTTATGTATACCATATTTGGGTTATCATTCATTTTTCTTAGTATATTTTTAACACCTTTTTCACAATGAGTATAATATAAAATTATTTTATAAGATAAATTTATTATAAAGTTATTATATTCTTTATTACAATACTTATTCAAAAATAAATGACCACAAAACCCATATATAAATATATTTAGTATATACATACTATAATACATAGTGTAATAAATAACTTGACTAATAATTTTTAAATTGTTTATTATTATATAATTATGATTGGTATGCAGGAGAATTTCCATGATATTGCATAAAAAATGGATTTGGGTAAAACATTGTATTGTATGTTTGTACTTGCAATTTATGATTGGTGTTACTGTTATTTTTACTATTATCTTTATTACAATTATATGATCCTGTTGTAGCGTTCAGTCCAAAAATATATAGTAACATTGCTACTATAAATGTCATTAACATGAATGGTACAAAAACTATAATCCATGAAATAACACCTAAACCACCATCACATAATGCATTTAGTAAAATAGTTACTAGTAAACAAACAATCATTTTGATTAGTGCTGTATTATAAAGTCCATTAATGGTATCGATTATAATTTGTGTTAATGAAAAAACTATATAAATTAATGCAGGAGCACACAATTTTACCATTTACTTATATTATACTAATAAAAAAATGGTTCCCCATCTTTTAAATAACCTACTTTTTTTCCAGGTTCATTATCACTGTCTAATTCATAAATTGGTCCATTTTCTTCATTTGTAGCATAATAAGTCACTTCATCAATCTCAATTTCAAATACTTCTTCATCTTCCTCATTTTCATTTGAAGATTTTTCGTTTTCTGTTTCTATATCTTCTTTTTCCTCTTTTTCCTCTTTTTCCTCTTTTTCTTCTTCTTCCTCTTCTTCCTCTTCTTCCTCTTCTTCCTCTTCTTGTTCCTCTTCGTCTTCTTGTTCATCATCTTCTTCTTCCTCTTCCTCTTCTTGTTCTTCTTCTTCCTCTTCTTCTTCCTCTTCTTCTTCCTCTTCTTCTTCCTCTTCCTCTTCCTCTTCTTCTTCCTCTTCTTCCTCTTCTTGTTCATCTTCTTCCTTCTCTTCCTCTTCGCTATACTTTACTTCGTTAGTAACGTATAATCTTTCATTTTTAGATAAAACTTCATTTTGTAATAAAATTTGCTCTATAGTGCAGTCATTATCTTGATTTTGAGATTCAAACGATTCTTCAATATTTAGTGATATATTTTCTTTAACTTCACTATTTTTAAAGATAGTATTTTCACAAGAAACCTTAAGCCTAGATGTGTTTTTTAACTTCTCAAGTTCATTTTTATAATATTCCATTTCTGTCTTACACTTTTCAAGTTCTCTATTTAAATGTAAATAAGTATAATCATATATTATATCTTCAATACCACTTTTAACAATATTATTAACTTTATTTAAAATAGGTTCAATATCGATTAAGGATTGTGTTGATTGTATAGATTCCATTTATTAATTTATTATAGTAAATTTCGTTTAATATGATTTAAAAAATAATTTATCAATATGATATATGGATAAAATAACAATAACTTGTGAAAATGATATAATAGAAAAAATTAATATAATAACAAGACAAACTGATTATGATGAATCAATCGCTAGAGAAAAATTATTAGAAAATCAAAATGATCACATTAAAGTAATTAAATTATTTATGGGTATTTCTGAAAAAAAAATACAACAGCCAAAGTCTATAAATCAAGAAATTTATAAACAAATGCGTGAAAAATTAGACAAATCTATCAGAGATTTTAATAGTAAACAATATGAAAAGTTAAAAAATGATATTGATAATAGTTGAATACAAATTTGTATTAATTAGAAGAAATACCAAATCGTTCATTCAAAATATGATTTTTTGTTTGTTTTTTTTGTAGTCTTTTTTTAAGTTGATAATTATTTGAAGGAATTATTTTATTATTAATAATAAATTCATCATTATCTTCATGAAACTCGGGTAATATTCTAGTAAGCGGTTTGTCAACAATTAAAAATAACCTTTCTGTTTTTAAAAGTGACCTATATTCTTGAATACTTAAATTTCCATAATATCTTTCTAACATATAATGTGGATTTGGAGCTGGTTTTATATTTTTTGTATGTTCATATATTTTTGAATATATATGATTTATTAGATAGTATCTTTCAAATTTAGTAGAACTATCAATATTTTCTTCCATTAAATGTGCAACTGCACATTCGGGTGTACAAAAACAGCCATAAACTTCATATGAGTCTTTTATAAAATGTTTTGGAATATAAATAGGTGGATTATCAAAGTCATAAGAGCACCAAAAACATGCAGATTTTTTATCAGAAATATTATTAATGTGTAAATTATGTTCAAGTATTTTTAATTTTTTCCATATTTCCTTTGTTTCACAAGTTTCTTCATCAATGTTTTCATTATAATTATAACTCATAGATGTAATAGAAGTTTCTGTATTTTTTTCATTGAAAATGTTACATGTATTATTAATTTCATTCATTTCTACATTATTTATTATTTCATAAGATAATTCATTTTTAGATGAGTTGAAGTTATATGATTCAATATTGGCAGTTGTAAAATTTGAATTGTAATCTCCGATGTTTTGTAAATCTTTTAATGAACACTTTAAATGCAGTATTATATTAGGTTTCACCTCTTTTTGTGACGTAACTAATAGATTTTGCTGTATAATTTTTCCTCCTTTTGGTTTTCTTCCACGTTTTTTGGCAATTTGTTTTACTTTGTTATTATCTTCTTCTGAAGCTATATATTCCATAACTATTATTGTTTCATCGTTATTTTTTGTTTTTTTTTCTTTATAATTTTTATTTA